ACCGGGGACGGGGGACGGGGGACCGGGGACGGGGATCAGCGGGACGGTGTTGACGAAGGAGTTGAATATTCGTTCGGGGCCGGGTGTGCGATTTTCGGACGTTGGTGATCTGGTACGTAATGATATGGTCCCGATTATGGATATTGGAGGCACGGACGCCTGGGCGAAGATCAGCGAGAACCCGGACAGGTGGGTGGCTGTGGAGACCGGTGGGGTGCGTTATTTAGGAGTTAAACATGCCGGTACCGAGTAAACCAGATTTTGAACATTTCCAACAGCTTGCGTTGGGTTTGAATATCCCTGCCGATGAGGTAGTGGATAAGAATGATGCAGGCTGGGTCAGCCCGGAGGAAGCGCGTAGACGAAGCGAAGCTGCCCGCCANGCGTTGGAAGTGCGCAGTCTGGATGAGGCTCCCTGGATGCAGGATTATATGCAATTACGGGATGCGGGTTGGCCGTGGCGCGTGGCTGCGTATATTGCCTGGGCTGGCAGCCCAAAGAAAACACGCCGGCCGAAAAATCAGGATGAGCTGGCGAGACAGGTTTTGGGTTTGACAAGCGACCGCCAGATTTATGTGTGGCGCGCACGAAACCCTGCGATTGACGAGGTGATTGCTGCTTTTCAGGCGGCCCCACTGTATGAGCACCGCTCGGATATTTATGATGCGTTGATTAAGATCGGCGACGAACCCGGATTATAAAAATCACAATGACCGGGAACTGGCATTGAAGATGTTGGGTGATTATGTGCCACGGCAGGATCTGAATATCAAGGATGCCAGGTTGAAGGAGCTGGATGAGATGACGGATGATGAGCTGATACGGTTGGCGGGGTCGATGGGGAAAGACGGAGGACCGGAGACGGGGGACGGGGATNAAGATACNGNNGATGNCAGCTGATGGCTGATGGCTGATAGGTCATAGGAAAAGAAAAAAGATGAACCGCGAAGAAGAAAAGAAAGGTACGAAGAAAAGGACGCGAAGAGGAGATTAAGTGGCGAAGGTAGTGAAGGCGAATGAGGCACAGGCAGAACTGGCACGGCGGGAACTGGCGCGGCGGAAGTTGATTCCGTTTGCGGAGTATTTGCTGCCCTGGTATAAGGCTGCCAGGCATCATCGTTTGATTGCGGATAAGCTGGAGCAGGTGGAGAAGTATATTGCCACGGGTGGTAAAGAAGGAATTGGACGTTTGATCATCCAGATCCATCCACGCTCTGGAAAGACCGAAGAAGTCTCGAAGGTATTCCCTGCCTGGTTATTGGGAAAGCAACCGGATAAGCGTGTGATTATTACGAGTTATGGAGCTGATCTGGCGACGGAAAATTCCAGAGCGGTACGAAATTATCTGGTGTCTGAGCGCTATCAGAATGTGTTTGGCGCAAGGTCTTCGGTGGATGACAGTGTTTCGCTATCGGATGACAGCCGGAGCGCATCGAGCTGGAGCCTGGCTGATCCTCACCGTGGTGGTGTTGTAGCTGCGGGTGTGGGTGGCGGTATTACCGGTAAGGGTGCGCATCTATTGATATTGGATGACCCGTTCAAAAACCGGGAAGAGGCGGAGAGCGAAGAGCACCGGGCGCGGGTGATCAGCTGGTGGAATTCCTCGGCGTATACGCGGTTGGAAGATGGCTCGGCGATTGTGATCATCCACACCAGATGGCATCCGGATGATGTGATCGGTCATTTATTACAAAAAATGGCGAGCGATGACCCACTGGCAGACCAGTATGACGTTTTGTTTTTGCCTGCGATTGCGCTGGAAGAGGANGAATANGCGCCGAATGAGGAAGANTTCCGGAAAAATTTGCTGGAAGGTTTGTATCTGCCAACNNTGNAAATGGGNGATGCNCTGAATCGCAAAGCCGGTGAAGCNTTATGGCCACAGAAATATCCGAGGGAGANACTGGATAAGATCGCTGCGAATATTGATGATTATGAATTTGCCTCGCTGTATCAGCAACTTCCGCGGTTGTTGAGTGGCGGATTTTTCGACCAGAAGTCATTTCGGATCATCGATAAGGCTCCAGAGAATCTTACGTGGATGGGTTATATGGATCTGGCGTTGGGCGAGAGCGAACGGGCGGACTGGAACAGCTGTGGAAGGATTTCCTTTGATGCGGAATCGAACCTGTACATCCGGGATATGGTGCGGGTGCATGAGTATGACCGCTTTGTTTCGGTGATGGTGGATGTGATGCTTTCCCCAGAAGAGCGGAATGTGGTGTGGGGTGTGGAAGCAAACGCCTTCCAAAAGCTGGCGTTCCGCGAATTTATGAAGAATCGAAGACTGGTAAACGTACCGATTTACCCGATCACAGTGGACAAGGACAAGGTAACGCGGGCACGACCATTACGATCGCGATGCGTGGCTGGCAAGGTGTATCTGGTACGGGGAACATGGACACGGACATTTTTATCCGAGGCGATTGGCTTCCCACAAAAGAAACATGACGACCAGGTGGACAGTGTGAGTGGTGGCATCAANATGTGGCCGACGTATGGANTGGGNCAANGNAAAAAATTNNCACAGAGGAGCTGGGCATAANATGAGTGATTTAAGCCAGGCGTTTGAAGTAATCCGATTAAAGCAAAAAAATTACAAGGAATATTACGATTATTACGATGGCAACCAGCCGTTGATGTACCTGGCCTCGCGCCTGCACAGTGTTTTTAAGGGTCTGGATGCATATTTTGCAGAAAACTGGTGTGCGGTGGTGATCGATANGTGTAAGGAGCGGATCAGTTTTAAGCGTTGGGAAGTGGAAAATAAAAAGATTCAGGCTGTATTGGATCAGGTTTATGAACTTTCCGAGCTGGCGATTGAAAGCGACGATGTGGCTGAGGCGATGATGGTGACAGGTGAGGGATATTTGATTGCCTGGCCGAACGAGAACAAAGAAGTGGAAACCTATTATAACGATCCGCGGGTATGTCATGTATTTTACGAGACGGAGAACCCGAGGAAAGCGCGCATGGCTGCCAAGTTATGGGTGACTGAAGACAAAAAATCGACGCGCATGACGCTGTATTACCCGAATCAGATTGAATATTGGATTGCGGATGGTGGTGAAGTAGATGACGCCAATCAATTCCGGTTATACACGGTTGAATTTAAGAAAGGCGTGGTCAAGAACCCGTATGGGAGAGTACCTGTTTTCCATTTCAAATTGAACAAACGCGGATATTCGGACTTAAAAAATATTGTGCCGTTGCAGAACGCCGTGAATAAATTAATCAACGACATGATGGTCGCATCGGAATTTTCTGCTTTCCGTCAGCGCTGGATTATATCGAACGCGCAGGTGGATGGAAAACTGAGCAGCGAACCGGGGGCGGTTTGGGAGATACCGGGCGGCGATGGGATTGGTCAGGAAGCCCAGGTGGGAGAATTCGCCGCTACGGATCTCAAGAATTACATCAGCTCGATTGAGCGTTTTGCTTCCAGCATGGGTGTAATCAGCNGACCCCGAAGCATTATTTTTACAGGCAAGGAGGTGATCCATCTGGAGAGGCACTGATTGCAATGGAAGCACCGTTGAACCGCAAGGTGCAGGACCGGATTGACCGGATGATCCCGGTTTTGAAGGAACTGGCGGTGTTTGTGGCGCAGGTGCATGGTATGAAGTTATCCCGTCAGGATGTATTGCCGGTGTTTGACCGACCGGAAACGATACAGCCGTACACCGATGCACAGACGATTCAGACCGAGGTGACAAGCGGGATCCCACTGATGACCAGTTTACGCTGGCGGGGCAAGACCCAGGCGGAGCTGAAACGAGTGGAGAAGGAAATTGAGGAGAACGAGGCACGCAAGGCGAGAAGCCTGGCAGAGGCTTTGTTGATGCAGGATCGGTCATTTAATTCAGGAAACACGGACGAGACGTCCGATGAAAATAAGAAATAGGAGGGCGAGATGCCTACGAAATTTGAAGAGTGGTTGAAAGATCAGACAGATGAAATAAAGGGCATGTTTGAAGAGCATGTGAACGGGTTGACCAGCGCGTTGAAATCCGAGAGGGATTTGCGCAAGGACGACCTGAAGAAGCTTAAGGAAATGCAGAAACTGGCTGAAGATGGCAGTGACGCGCAAAAACGGTTGACCGAGATGGTGGATCGATTGGAGAAGACGGAACTGCAGGCGAAGTTTTACGAGTCAGCGCTGGGCGCCGGGGTAAAGAATCCCAAAGCGGCTTTTTTACTGGCACAGGCTGACGGTTTGGTGACAAAAGACAAAATTGATTTTGATGGGCTGAAGACATCCTACCCAGAAATGTTCGGGAGTGAACCGCAACCGAAAGGGAACGCGGGCGAAGGCAGCAATAACTCCGTCAACGGAGGAAAAGCTGACATGAACGAATGGATCCGGACGAGGGTTTCGTGAGCCTACCCGATAAGGGAGAAAGGTTTTAGAAATGCCATACGATAGTGTAATTAATCGAGCTGATGTTGACAGCATTGTCCCAGC